CCAATTGCGGCGAAGAACATCGCACTGATGCCAATACCAACTGCGACGGACCCGACGGCCGTACGCAATACTTCCTTAAGACTTTTCATTTGAGGGCTCCTTGGAGGGACCCTCTCCCGACTTAAATCTTATCTTCAATTGCGGAGTGGCGATGAACGCGATCTCGCAAGCATCAGTTGTAGATAAAATAGACACATGATTAAGTGTATTTATGGGTTAGTCGATCCACGAACAGATGAAGTCTTCTATGTAGGTCTCACAACAAAGAGCGCTCAGCACAGACTCAACAGCCACGTTAGAGAATCACTCAAAGCAGATCCAAAGAAGCGCACTTACAAGCAGAACAAAATATGCGCTATCTTAAGTGAAGACTTGACTCCGTCTGCTGTAGTTCTCGAGGAAAGCGCTGACTGGTCTATTGACGATCTCAAGACAGCAGAGAAGCGATGGATCAAGTTACTTAAATCAAACGGACTATCTCTTTGCAATCTCACTGATGGCGGAGACGGCAATCAGGGTTGGATCCCGTCACCAGAGACAATTGAACGGCTGAGAGTGTCAGTCAAGAACGCACTCAGTGACCCAAAAGTTAAAAAACAAATGAGTGAATCATCACGCAAACGATGGGACAATGAAGAAGAGCGGCAGAAGCAGTCTGAAGCCATGAAGTCAAGTCAAGCAGCAACAGAGCATCGCAAGCAAATGCACAAGGACAACACCGGTAGACCGCTAAGCGAAGAGCATAAGTCAAAGATTGGCAAAAGTACTCGCGAAGCACTTAGCGATCCAGACACCTACGCTAAGTATCGCGCTGCTCATCTAGCTGCTACTTCTAGTCCAGAGTTTAAAGAAAAGATAAAGGAAGCAGCGCGTCGATATCACAGCAATCCAGATAATGCTGAAGAAATAAAAGCAAACAAGCGACGCGCCGCAGCAGTAACAAACTCGCGACGCGTCACCTGCCCGGTGTGCAACTTTAGCTCGACGCCTGGTCCGCTTGCTCGACATTTGAAGGCGCAACATCCTTCATATTCTCGATCACAAACTTGATCTCACATGCGTCAGTTTCACAGTATGCAGATCCGATAGCATCCGCCGCTAGTCCAGCGTAGATACCAGAAAAGTCAATTGGGAAGAGCTGATTGACAGCGTCCTCGTATTCCTGCTCAGTAATTTGTGTATATGGCATCTGCGGATACACCATGTTACCTTGTGGCAAGAACGACACAGTCTTGAGCTGCCCGTCGTACATGTGCAACACTGTCCCAACATGATTAGCTTCTGTTTCAGAGTCAAATGACACGGTAACTGAAACTGAGTTGTCGGACCAGTAACGCTGAGCAGTAGCGGCAAGCGACATCTTTTCGAAGATTGTTACATCCTTCTCAGAACGAGTTGCAAGAGACTTAATCGGGAAGAACACAACAGACGTCGTATCTGGAGACTCTGACGCTACTTCGACTCTATAGTTCGCCATCTTAAACAGCGGCAGCATAGGATCGTCGTTCGCAAAGCGAATTGCACGGAGGAAGTACTTACCGCCTGGAGTCCAGTGAACTCCAGGTGACTCACCAGCAAGAATTGATACTGTACCAGAAGGCTTAACAGTTGTCATCTTGATTGATTCACGGATACCGAGCCATTCAGAGTAGACATTGTCATAACGCTGAACTGTCCTGTAACCAGAATCCATCCAGTCACGAAGAACTGGCATACCGTGAATGTCTGCAAAGTTAGCAACACCAGACATCGATGTACCGATGCGACGGTTACGCTGCATAATTGCGTTTGTCTCTTCCCAGTGTGTCGGAAGAAGAGTAACGGTCTTTGCATAGAGATACGCAAACTTCAATGTACGCAGGTAGTCATCAAGTGAATCGTGACGGTTGAGGTATGTCTCAACAAGTGTGCAGCACTCATACGACTCAAGCGACTGCTCAGCGCAAGGATTGTAGCCAGCAACGCGGTGATCTTTGTTGTTCGGCGGATCGGCAAGACGGCCGTACTTACGCGAGACATCAAGCCAAATAACTCCAGGCTCGCCATTACGTGAGATTCCATCAACAATTGGTGACAGGTCTTCGCCAACAGAAGTTGCTACAGAGTTGTTCGACATCCAACCCCAGCCCGGTGCGCTCGGGTCATATGAGTTGCGCTCTGGAAACTTTTCATTGTTCTTAAGGTCCAAGAAGTTTTGGTCATCAAGGCGACCAAGCAACAGTTCAGCAGAGCGACGAACGTTGCCAGACACAACGCAAACGCCGATGAGGTTGCCGATATCTGCAATATCGACGCGCGTAAGTTTCTGTCCAACGCGTCCGTCAAAGATACGGCGAATGTGGTTGTGAAGTTTGATCAGCGGATCGGGTCCAGCGGCTGTTCCACCAAATGTCTTAATTGGCTCGCCAGCAGGGCGAACTTCAGAATAGTCAAACTCATACCTCGGATGATCAGGCTTAAGGTAAGAGTTGAGAAGTAACATCATTGATTCAACCCAGCCTTCTCGTGTGTCTGGTACTTTGTAATTAGTGACGGCGGAAGAAGCTGGTTCGTAAATCGTAAAGTCTTTGTCTGCACCAAGGTCGTCAAAGCCGACGCCAACACCAAGCATTGAAGCTTCCATAAGAAATGCGAAAGGCTTGGCTGGATTGTTCTTTGTCATCTCTGCAGTTGACACAAATGCGCAGTTCTGAAGAGCGGCCGAGTTGCGCTGAATGTTTACGATAGGTGTTCCCATGACCCAAAGGCCACGGCCGGGCGGTGTCCACTTGAGATTGAACAAACGATCAAATGCTTCCTTTGCGCTTGTCTGCGCGCGCATGTCATTCCACGGAAGACGGTTTGTCTTGCAGTGCTCTTTCTGAAGCGAATACATGCCGTTGATAACGCGCTCGCAAACATCAACCCATGTTTCCTTCGTTCCGTCTGCCTTCAGACGAGAATATGTGCGAAGAAACGTAATTTCGCCGACAGAGTTTCCAGCGGCGTCGGTGTATCCAAATGGCGCTTTCTTATCTCTGTAACCTGCTACAAAGTCGTCGCTAATACGGAAAGAAAACATAGAAGTCACAGACATCACCCCGGCGGAGAAAACTTGATTGGTAAAATCAAGATTATAGCTTGACGGTCTAAGTCCCAGACAACTGGCTAAAGATTTCTTTGCATTTTGGACAAATTGGAAAACCGTCAGGAGCCCGTGAAGGTATCCAAATTTTTCCACATAGCGCAACTACCGGAACACCTTCAACAAATGCTCTCGTGATTTCTTCTTTTTCAACATAGTGCGCAAAGCGGTCATGATCGCCGTTGTCACTTACGTTTATATCTGTGTCAAGTTTCACGTCTGACATTTGCGACACCAATACAAAGTACGACCAAAGTGATCTTCACTCATTATTTCATTCGCGCAAATACGGCACGCTTGGCTAGTTCGCTTGTACACGTAGCCATTTTGACCTTTTCCGTGAAGCATTAACTCGCGTTCATCGTCCATCAAGTGCTCTTGTGCAACAGTTCGTATGTGACCGTCTTTGGCGCCTTCGCGAAGAAGACGAACTGCATCGTCCCAAACAGAGTCAAACTGTGTGCGTGAAACAGCGTTCCCTGGAGTAAACGGGTCTAAACACGATAAAAACAAAAGTTCGGCACGGTACACATTGCCAATGCCAGCAATAACAGACTGATCCATAAGAAGTGCTGCAATTGTTTTCTTGCTCTTCTTTATTTTCAACCAAGCTTCTTCTTTGTCTGCGTTCTCGTGAATCGGATCTGGTCCAAGCTTGCTCAGCTTCGCGTGCATTTGTTGTGGAGTAAATAGCTCGCACGCTGTTGGACCGGCTAGGTCAGAGACGTATTCATCGTTCTCAATGCGAAGTCTTACAGAGTCTTTTGGCGCAATACTTCTGTTCTTTCTTAGGGTAAACCACCCATACAGCCCAAGGTGAACGTGAACAATATCTTCACCAAAATGCAAAAACAAATGCTTCCCGTGCGCACTCGTGTCAGTCATTATCTTTCCGTCAATCGCAGCGGCTCCTTCAGTGAACCTTCCCTGCGGACTTGACGCTTGCACTTCCGTCCCGACGAATCCGTATGAGTGCGCTGTCGCTAAATGTCTTATCGTGTGTCCCTCTGGCATAGATCCATTATATAGATCTACTTGAGCTTTTTCAGCATCTTCAAGGCTTTTTTCTGCGGAAAGTACGCAAGATACGACAAAACATCGTTTCTTCCGAATGAAACAATGTATTCGTCTCCACGAGCA